CGGAGTACCGCCACTCATTGCATTCTCTCTAATATCATCTGCCATAATATTCTCACATTTAAGGGGCATCCGCTTTAAAAACATGATACCCTAATTTAACATTTAAATAATTAACTCGTTTTTGTTTAAATAAATTCCCAAATTAACGGCATCGGGAAAGCCGAAAAAAGAACAAGTTTCCTTTTATAGAACAGTGTCTTCGGAAGATTCCTCGACCACTTCCACAAAACCACCGGACACCAGGTCGGCAACGTCAAAAGACATTCCCATACCGCTGTCACGGATGCACAAGTAAAGCACATCCTTGTCCGTGTAATACTTGCCGTTGAACAGCTCCATTCCCTGCTTCCACGCTATCGGGTCCTCCTTCGTGCCGGAGGCTTCAATCTGGACAACCTTGTAGAGGGATTCCGTACCCACACCCGGCACCCACTGGCTGGCAAATTCATGCTCTTGAATTACCTCATATAAAGTGTCTTCGTAGGAGAACATGAATCCGATTGGCTCAGTCTTGCCAATTAATTCATCCCACTTGGGGAAATACTCCTTATGCTTAAGGCTCTCCTCAACCGTCAGACCTGCGGTGTTGATGTTCTCCTTGATAATCTCATGTAACGTGTCCACCTTGTCCAGATACTCATCCGACAAGTCGGACGGGTCCAATATCGTCCTGGCATTGAGCATACGCTCCTTCTCGGCTTCGGACACCTGGCGATATTTGGAAGCCTCCGAAGGGTCGCTGATATACGCGGTATTCCCGAACACCCTTTCATCTATTGGCACATCCTCACTCTGTGTAAGGTAGTGCCCTCCGTCTGCCTGCAAAATCATTGCTGTTCCTCCTTTCTTGTTTCATTATTATTTGTATCCTCCTTAACATTCATGTCGAATGAATCAAGCAGTGACAGATTGCCGAAGTTTTCCGCGAATTGCTTCATCAAGGTAATCTCCTCGTCAGAATACTCCGTCGCCCCTTCCGACTTGTAAACCTTCATCGCCAGAGCATGACAAGCCACACCGCTGCCGTTCAAGTAGATGATGTTGGCAAAGCCTTCCCTGCAATCCTGCGCAATCACTTCCTTATGATTGATGGAAGTGTAAATCTCAAATCTTTCAAAATTGATTGTTTTCATATTAATTATAATTTGTATATCCGTAAACCCAATCTCTGTTGTGCGCATCATATATGTAGATGTGCCACCGGTTAGAAGCGAAACTTCCTCCACTGCCGGTTATGGTATCTCCTGATGCAGCTGCTACATTAACCTTTTTCTCGTTTCCCGAACACAACCATATCTCCTGACCGTCCTCGCATCCTGCCGGAAGAGTAACCGTTATTTCAGCGGTATTCACCAGTCTCACGATACTGTCCATATTGGTCAATGTCGTGGAAGTAGAAACCCTTCTGAATCTTCTACGGAATCCGGTAATATGCCCTTTGGGAATATATAGCGCGCTATTGCCATGAACGTTGCTGTCATCATAGGTTGTAGCCCCTGCTATTGAGATGTACAGCCCTGCCTTATTATAGGTATAGGATGATGTGCCGGTATCTTCAAAACGTCCCAACACCTGCATATTGGAAGTTGCAGGCATACAGTTCAGCCCGATGCCCACCCATTTGTTAGTGGCACTGAAACCCAAGAACGCAGAGCTGGAACCATCCGCATGCAAGAAAAACTTGGAATTGGAATAAGAGTTGTTTCCGGCACCGCCATCGTATGCGCCATCTGTACTTGAAATGCTGGTACCGGAAATTTTGAAACCTGCAATAGTACCGCTTATAGCATTGATAGTCCCAGTCAGCTCCACATCCGTACCTATCATCTTGCCACTTTCCAATACCCGGAACGGGGCGTCGTCCGGTGTCGCGGAGCCTGCCCAGATACGCACCTTGCTCCCCGCTATGGAACCGGAAAGACCTGCTGTCACGGTACCGTCATCCTTCTTGATAAGCAGCTGGTTGCCCTGCATGAAGTCAATACTGGCGTTTTTCGCGATGATGAGAGACGTGTAGATAGGACCTACACCGCTTAACTTGGTCCATGTGGACGATGACACTCCCGGCTTGTTGCTTTCCGAGCTTGTATGGGTAGTGTTGCATTTGTAGACATCCCATCCGTCGATTGCGGCATTGTTCCTTATCATCGCAATATCCACATAACGGGTTCCGCTTGTCAGAGCTTCGTCGTTGCGGTAAGTCACGCCCACAGCCCATTCGGAATGCCTTATGATGCACCCTTGTATACCCTGCTCTCCTTTTTCCCCAGGCTTGCCATCAGCTCCGGGTTTCCCGTCAGCACCAGGTTTTCCGTCTTCTCCCTTTGAAGCCAGCAAATCATACTCCGCGGAATTCATCTCTCCGGAAAGTATGTACCCGTATGTCTTGCCACCGTCTTGGGTCTGCTTGATTCGCTGACCGGAACTTGTTGTAACAGTCCACAGTGGAGGATTGGTCGTCTCCTTCTTGGCTATGTATGAAGAGCCGCCCATGGTAACTACACCCTGCTTCGGCACGATAAGCCCGGTATGCCATCTGCCCATGGCTGTTATGCTCTCGCCCTTCTCTCCGGTAACGCATATACCCGGTGTCTCGGAAGTCGTGTTGTCCGTATAGGTGATGATGCTTTTCGTCCATATGTACTTGCCGTTCTCCCACGTAGGACGGGTAGTGCTCCAGCTTCCTCCGGTGAGGGTTGTGGCAGACGTTGACATGTAGTAGTATTCCGTTATAGTCTTGACGCCCTTTCCGGTAGCGCCTGCCCCACCGGTTATGCATACCGGAGAAGTCTCCTCCACGGAATCGTCCGAATACGTGGTGACGGTCTTGCTCCATATATACTTGCCGTTTTCCCATGCCGGGGCATCTGTCTGCCAGCCGGTTGTCGGAGCGGTGGTATTGCTTGTGGATATTGCATAAAGCACATCCACATACTTCACTCCCTTGCCGTCAAACCCGTATTTGGCCCAGAGGGCAGGAGTGCTGAAATTACCCCATACACCGTTCTTCTTCTCCCTCTCGCTCACCCATTCAAAAGGCAGGGATTCGGAAACGCCAATAGGGTCATCATGCCAGCCGGAAGGGATATAATCATCCGTCTGTGAGGTTGCCGGAGTGGAAGGGCGGTTTTCCTCCGTGGTATGGATAAACACTCTTTCGTAATCGGTACCGTCGCTTCCGTCCTTTCCGCTCTGGACAAGCAAGTCGTATTCCTCCGTATTTGATTCACCAGAAAGTATGTATCCGTAAGTCCTTCCTCCGTCCTGCGTCTGGGTAATGCGCCTGCCGTCATTTGTCGTAGTGGTCCATAACGGTGGGTTGGCGGTCTCCTTCTTCGCGCAGAAGGTGCTTCCTCCCATAGTGACGATTCCCAGTTTGGGCACGATAAGCCCCGTATGCCATCTGCCGAGCGAAGACACGCTCTGTCCGTCTTCCCCCTTAAATTTTGACCATGTATAGTCAGAAGGATTGTTACTTTCCGTAGCGGTCTCCTTGTTGACGGCTATACCGATATATTTAGTCGTGTCTTTAGGCTGTTGATACATGCCCGTTCCGTCCGCATTGTCCGAATAGGCAACCCATGTGTAATAGGTCTTTCCGTCGGCACCGGCAGCACCCGGTATACCGTCTTCTCCCTTTATATCGCTCCATGTATAGTCGGAGGGGTCATTACTTTCCGTAGCGGTCTCCTTGTTGTAGGCGAAGCCTATATACGCTTTTCCGGTAGGATTGTTGCTTATACCTCCACCTTGCGCGTCGTCGGCATATTTTATCCATGTGTATAGGGTTTTCCCGTCAGCTCCGGCAGGACCGGGAACACCTTGAGGGCCTTGAGCACCATCCTTACCGTCCACCACAAGAGGTATTGTCTCCACGTCCACTACTGTACCGTCCACGTAGAATATGAACTTGATACTCTTCTGGAAGCTTGATACCGGTACTCCGGCATTGTTCCCGATTGAGACTTCGGCTCCACCGTCAAGGGAGTATTTAAGTTCGCCCGTCCCGGTCTCGGCCGTGCCTCCGGAAACCGAAGACTTCAACCGTGTACACGATACGGAAGTTACATTGAGATTACCATTGGCATCCTTTATCACGGCAGACACGCTCGGGACAAGCCGGTACAGAACGGCATCGGCACCACCCTTGACACCTGCCAGGGTAAACGTGAGCTGCCCGGTGTAGGCTTTGCCGTTGTAGGTGGCGGTCAACGCGACGGGTATTGGGTTCCTGCCGTCCAGAGCCACGCCCTGCTTGACACTGAAAGTTATCTCCCCGGTGGAAACGTCGTGCGTCTCGGTGACGTTGGCAGGGAGCGTGCAGGTTATGCCGGTAAGGGTCATCTTCTTGGTGCCGTAGCTCATCCATACAACCGTGCTTATCGACGTGTCCTGGTAAACCTTGCCGTCATTGGTAAGGGTGACGTTGTCCATCTCGTTGGTGAGGTCTGCGAACACTGCCGATTCTCCGGGGTCACCCTTGTCGCCCTTGGAGGCAATCTTCTGCCAGTCATTGTTCGTGCCCGGCTCGGCTGACGAACCGTCCTTGTTCATGCAGGCCCATGTGCTTCCGTCATGGGTCACGCTGTCGTAGTAGTCATACTTTCTGCCGGATTCCCAAACGCCCTCATAGCTCAAGTCCTTGGCTGGGGTGCCGTTGGGCTTCAGGCGCTCTATCGTGCCGGAGATGTACACATTCTTGCCGTAGAACGAATAACCGGAGAAGTCCATGCCGCCGATGGAAAGGCCACTAAGGTCACCGGTCTGCATCATGACGTTAACCTCGGGGTCTATCACCCAAGTGTTGACGTGAGCCAGACGGCGTGTATAGTAACGGTTTTCGTAGGTGATAGCCTGGCGGTCCTTGTCTTTGAAATTACCGTATGCGAAGAAGTTCATGCCCGGCATCGGATGAATATTCGTACCCACCTGCAGCTCATACTCGAATTTCATGTTTCCCGCTTCGTTCTCCAATATATTGGTCGGAGTAAAGTAGGATGTGGCGAAACCGGAATACTCAATGAAACCGTTTGCGCCAATCGTATCCTTGTCGGTGTTTCCCCCACCTATGTTATGGAAGATACCCCTGCATATGTCACTCACATGAAGCGTACCGTATTGGCCTTCCAGAAGGTCAAGGGTGGCGATGCGGTTCTCTGTATCCACAGTCTTTATCGTTCCGTAGGCGAACGTGTTTGCCTTGTCTCCCGATATAACGTCTATGCAGTTGAAGGTAATCTGAGGTACAATAAGCTCCTCACGGAATACAGCCTTGTCCGTCTCGATGACAACCTTCCCGTTCTCGTCCAGATAGATGTAGCCGCCGCTTCCTCCGATAATGCCGGAAACGAAGTTCTTGCTTATCTGCAACCCCTTCTCCGCGGTCAGCTTGTCGCCAACTTCCAGCTTGAAGGGGGTGCGGTCGTTGGTATCCTTGCGGATGAAAAGCTTTTTCAACTCTTCTGAATTTACCCCTCCAATGGGTACAACCCTTCCACCGTCCGTTACCATAAATAAAGTAGGAGCCCCATCCGCATCACATATATACAGTTCACCAGGATTAAGCCCATCAAGAGCGCCTGCATAAGATGCAACAGACGGTGCTTTTGCAGACCCGTCTTCATTCAGGTCATTGCCATGCCATAATGATATATTTAATTTCTTCCCTGTCATGCCTCCAATGTAGTTACGTTGACAAAAGCAGATTTTGGAGCTTTATATTGAAGCGTCTGACCATCTTTCGGATTTTCAATGAAGAATCCGACAACAGAAGATGAAGACGCAGTTTCCGGAGCTCCCCCTACTCCTGCAATATCATTTTCCTGCAATTCCAGTGTCATGTTTATCTGAAATAGCTGGCTATCTTCCATAATTTGTGACAATTCGGGGACAGAGTCTTCGGAACGGACATATTTGGCTCCATCAATTTCAACCATAGAAAGGCAGAGTATCCGGTTGAGATGCCTTCCAAACCAATAAGGAACTCCCACGGAGTTTCCTACCGTCAGTATAAAGCTGTCATAAGGAATGGAATACAACTCCTCTATCTCTTGCATTTGATTACGGTATTGCTCATTTTCGACATGGGCATTGTATCCGTTGGGCTTAAAGCCGGCCTCTACTCTAAATTCAAATACTTGTTGCTGGTCATCAATCCAAAATATATTGTCAAATGCAGAATTATTGTCCTTATGGGAATAGCGTATCAAAGTTGTTTCCTCAAGAAGAGAATCAGAAGAGCATACGATAAACGGCTCCGATGTGGTTCCATTTATCGTAACAGAATAGACAGAATCTTCAAGACTAGTAATTACGGCATAGTGCATTGTTACAGAATCGTTATGCTCGTAAATGGAAAGAACTATTTCAGAAGAAGTGCTTTTAGAAAGGTTGTTGAGATTTGCAGACACGGATTCAGAACCGGTAGAAAATACCTGAATATGAATCTTGTCAGAAGAATGGAATTTCTGGATGTAATCAATATCAATCCCAAATTTGTCCTTTATAGGATTAAAGAACAGAGGGCATACGTCTCCTATCTTCACCATGTCTTTTCGTCCTTTAATGAGTGGCAAGCAACATCACTTGCGGTATGCAAATATATATATTATTTAGAATTATTCCAAATAACAAACAGTTTTATTCTATGTTTTTTACAATCAATGAATACTTGACAGCTTCAGGCTTTCCATAATTATAGCTCGAACTCTTTATATACCCCTTGTATGTTCTACCGTTCTTTTGCAGGGCTATATATCCAGTCAAGTCTTCGGGAACATCCAAATCACTTGTCTTAACAGACAATTCCCCCACCGTAAAGTATCTCTCCGGAATTTCAATGTCATCAGTCCCTTTCATGCCCTCTATCACCACATTACTGTTTCCCTCAGAAGAAGCGAAATCAAGCAATGAGGAAAAAGAGCCTATAAACTTTCTGTTCGCCTCTATCATGTACTTTTGCGCGTACATCACATTGAACATTGTTTCAGAGGATATTACCCCGGAAATGGCATATTTTCCCCCACGAATAAGAACAAACCTCTGCGAAGAACCGTCAAGGGAAGCACCCACCATGAATACATCATTGTCACTGTCGCTGTCCGTTGTATCTTCTCCTCGTTTAGCCGCAAGAAACTCAATTCCATATACATCTGCACGATATGGACTGACAAGCTCCATAGTGTTGTCGGTAAGTGTCGTTCCAGTAGTATATTCAACGCCAAAACGGAATTCATCACGACCGTTTACACTGTCGTAGTCCTGCTTGTCATAACCGACTTTCAATCTGGAGTAAATCAATGATGAGTTCACCGAATATTCAAAGTCCGTAGACCGGGAACCCAGATTCTTTATTCCCTTGTCCTGGAACAGACTATCACGGTGGACAAATGAAACCTTGTTCCCCCCAATTACCGGTACAAAACCGAATTCAGCTTTCATCCAGTTGGAAAATTTCGTATATGAAGTATACAATTTTGCATTTTCAAGCCCACGTATACTTTCTGCCGGCAAAATGATTGTATTGTCAAGACGCTCATCAACTCCGGAAGCTATTTCTCCTACCACATCCGCACTGCCGGTCATGGAAGACAATAGGCGGTTAAGGACAGTAGAGGGACGAACAACGTCGATGTCTACTGACCGGTCTTTTTCTGCAAAATCTATAGTAAGCGGTATATCCATATCGTAAAAATTTGCAGTAACCGGAACATTAACGGTTAAATAAGGATAATGTATATACATTATAAGACTTTCTGTTGGATTTAGAACAATATCCTTATCTATATCAATTGTGTATAGTGTACTATGATTTAATTTTTCTATAGAATATATTGTAGTAGCTCCATTAGCAAATTCACTGAATTTATCCAAAAAGAACGATATGTGTCCTTTGGTATCGCTTATATTGAAATGAATCTTAAATTTTAAATGTATGTTGATTGTCTTACCATGAATGTTTTTTATAAAATAATTTTCATATAAAGATTCTGCTTTATTATAAGAATTTTCAGTTACATCAAAAACTCCCACAATATCTTTGGTTGCAATTTCTGATGATAAGATGTAAAATGGAATAGTATAATAAAAATTAGCCTTTTCCATTATTATCTCATGAGATATAGAACTGTCTTCACTTTCACTTGGCATCGTCCACTTTATCTCACTATTCATTATTATCCTATCATAGTTCAGAGGTTCTGTTTCCTTTATTTCCGATACCGGATATTCATATTGCGTTCCCTTCTTTGCCTTTATGATGCTTGCAAGACTGTCATCGACCGCATTAATCTCGCAAGTAGTGCCGTTGTCCGTAAAAGTGGAAAAATCAAGCGCACACCTGAATCTCTCGTTCCATAACCATGAATTGTTGCGGGTATAAAAGATAACGGAAGCGGACGAATTTAGATAGTTCCTAAGATACTCGCTCACAAGAAGAGAATAAGCCCCATTGGAAAACTGGAACTTGGTAGAAAAACTTCTTACCACTCCATCATAATCATTTCGCTTGAATGACATTTCCACATCATCCCAGTTCACCAGATTGTCTGTCACATTGTAAGAGTACCCTCCTACCACCAGTTCACACTTGTAATACATAGCTACTTCTTTTTAGTTGAACGTATCATTGCGTCTATCTCCTCGCACATATTTCTCACCAGATATGCATATTCCTTTGCCGAAAAAGTATTCTCGTCAATGTGCATTTTTACATGAGACATTACCGAAACCCTTTCACGAGTAAAATATTCACGGTCCATTTTAGCACTCATTGAGTTATCGGAAAGCTCCTGCAACTTGGCAATGCGGTATTTGTCAGAAGCCATAACGCTTTCAATACGGGTACGCATTCTGTCGTGTTCACCACTTTTGAACGAATATCCCAAAGCAGCCATTATATTTCGAACCTCATCCCACTCTCCCATCACAATAAACCGGGAAGCGCTTTCAAGACAGCACATACGCATGTGTATCTTCAGTACCTCATTACGCTTGTTTATATGCGAAACAACAGACTTCCCCCCTATTATAGACAAATACTCATTGCACAGCTTTTCGGAGGCTTTTACTTTCTCCTCTTGACTGTACCTGCCCCTTATCACAACCTTATCCATATCTCCCAAGAAAACATCTATGAACCGGGATAAGGGCATCTTATCAAGCTCTGTATACATCATAGCATTACACTCTTTTTAAAATCCAATTATATTCAGCATTCCTATTGGCCTTTTTCATCAGTTTATTGATATTCTGCAACTGTCTGGTATTACCTTCCATCTTCTTCTCCAGTCGGCTATAATCATTGTCAACATTAACCACAATGCCTCTATCTGCCATGTTTTTCTTTTGCTGCTCAAGCAATAGGAAATCAGAACCAAGCCCTTTCCTATCATATATGAACGAAAGGTCGGGAATTACCTGGGAATGTCTCGGCAAATCAACAAGAGTAGGCTTGTCGGGAGTGACAAATAATCCATTATCTGTAATGATACCTTCCTTCTTCCCACCGTCACCGACTATGGCAAGACCGCCGGGATGGTCCTTTATACCTTTTGCATATTTAGGGATTTGCTGAGATGCTATAATGGCAATCTGCGCCGCTCCCATTGCCCCAACAATTGCCGCTAAAATCAAATTCGGCAACGCTTTAGTAACAGCCAATGCGGTAGCTATTCCCGCTTGTATTATTGAATTAGCCTTATCCCACTTAGCTTGTTTCTCCTGAAGGGCAGCTTTTTTCTTTGCCAGCTCCTCCTCTTTCAACCTTGTCTTATCCTCGGCTGCGCGTTTTCGGGCTTCCGCGACCTCTGTAGAGATGGCTCCTCTTTCCTGCAATGATTCAATACGCTCTATCTCCCTATTGTAGGCTTCATCATTGGCATCCTGCTCCTCCTCTATCTTTTCTATTTTCGCATCATACACATCAGACATAAGAGATGTTATACCATCCATTATTTTCATGACACTTTTTGCCAGATTCTCAAAACTGAGTTTACCATCTTTTGCCACATCTTCTATAATGTCTGATAGCCCCTCGAATATACCGGCAGTATCTCCTAATGCATCCCTCGCAGCGCTATTCATGTCAGATAACGCTTCCTTAAACTTGCCTTTTGCCTTCTCGCTTTTATCTATCGCCGTATCAAGGTCTATTTCATCAATCTGGGACTGAAGGTTAGCCAGCCGGTCCTCCAAATCCGCGTACTTATCACTATCGGGGTCGAGGAGAGCCATTTCTGCCTGAACCTCCTTTATCATCGTCTGTAGGCGAGCCTTTGCATATTTGACACCTATCTCATAAGCCTTTTTTTCGTAATCTTCACGGCTTATCTCCCCTTTCGAATACTGCTTTTTAAGGGCATTATATTCCTCTATTGAAGCAGTTTCTTGTCTGTCAATCATTTTGTCTGTATAATCCTCTATCAACCCGAATCTGCTCTCAAGATTCCGCATAACAATATCATTATGGCGCTTCCCATACTTGTCAATTATAGCAGACACATCCTCGCCATTCTTTTCCGCATCCTTAATTTCTGCATCACGCATCATATCGTTAAGTTTCAGTTGTATGTTCAGACGCTCATTCAACTCTCTTTCCGATTTTTCCCCAAAAGATTCCAAACGATTTTCAAGATTGTTTTTCTCTATCTCAATCAGTTCTTTATCATATTTATCATTTATTTCTGCTATGGCTTTCCCTTTAAGGGCCTCAAGATTTGTCCGAAGCTCTATCTCCTTTTCGGAATTTCCCTTTATTGCCTTGATACGGTCATTGTATTCTTTCTCAACCTCAGCTATCTCCCTCTTTCTCCCATCAGCAATAATATCTATACGGGACTTTTCCAAGTCTTCCGTAATTTTCTTGATATATTCAGCATGCTCTTCCGTTTTCTTTTTGGTCTCTTCATACGTTTTCTTGTCATTATCCAAAAGAGCATTTACATTTATTTTACTTACAAGACTTTCATTAGCCTTGTTCAAATTTTCAATTTGTTCAGCATAAGATGCCGCAGATTTGGCGGCATCTGAAACACGTTTTTCTTGTGCGGCAATAGATATAGCTACTCCATTAACAGTATAATCATATCCCTTTTCACGGGCTTCTATTGCAGCATCTAAAATTCGTTGTTCTTGTACCTGCTTGACTAACGCTCCTATTCTTTGATTGTCCAATTCTAACATCTTACTGCTATTTTCCACCATCTTATCCTCTATGGCTCTTGCTTGTGCAGAAGCGATAAGTGAATTGGTCAACTCTTTATATGCCTTTGCCCCCTTTCCCGCAAGAATCTCCTCGTTTGACATATTTTCAAAGTAAGCAGGATATTTACTTTGCAATTCATCCGCTGCAACATTTCTCTCCTTCATTGAGCGGGATACATCTTGAGTAGCTTTGTAAAGTAATGCCAATTCAGTCCTTTCCTTTACACTATTAGACATCCCTTTATTTCTCGCATCAGCCAATTGCTTTTCCTGATTTACAAGATTCTTCACCTCCTCTTCACCTTTAAACAGACTTGTAACCCAATCAATGATTTCATCACCATAGGCAGACAATAGTGTAATACCAATTACTAATGCTGATTGCCATGAGAATAGACTTCCAAGCAATTGCTTCCAAACCGGCACCGCTGTTTGTCCTTCAGCTTTCATGCGCTTAAATTCATCAGTGGCACGCTTAAGTTCGTCCGCAAACATGGGCAAGTTGTTGGAGATGGCTAAGAAAAACTGATTAAAACTCATTGTTAATGAAGGGAGCTCGCGAATAAGCTGTTGGGTCTGCACATTTAACCCGTTCCACGAAGACGCATAATTACCCACATTGCGCTGGTAATTTCCAAATTTGGCATCTATCTCCTTCAACTTGTCATTCAAAGCATTGGCTTGTTTTATCAAGCTCTCTCCCATCGGGCTGTTTCTTTGTTCCTCAGACAATGCCTTATACCGCTTCTGTAGCTCCAACATGGCAGCATTCATCTCATAATAACTGCCGGATGCACTGATAATTGCATTAGAATGATTTTTTATCAAAGCTGTGTTCTGCTGGTTTTGTGCCATAAGTTCAATATGGCGTTGTTTTAGTAAAGCCGCTTGTTCTGTGTATTCAGTAAGAGACATTTTACCCTGGCGATATTCTTTAGCCAGCTTATTAATGTCGGAGATTATCTTATTCATCTCCTCCTTATTGGCAATAGTGTCTGCCGTCAATTTGGTTACAACACTATCGTACCCTTGTATAGTATCAATAATAGTTGAATAATTGACATTCGCAGCCTGCAACTGCACTGAGGCTTGATTTATAGTATTGCTCGCATTCTGGGTGCTTTTTGCCGCATTATCCTGCGATACGGCAACATTGTTGGAGGTGGAAGAAAGAGATTGCAGCATATCGCTCGCATTCTTCACATTCTTGGCAAACTGTTCAAAGAGGACATTCAATTTAGACAAGGAAGACATGGAATTAAGCTGCTGGGACACTTGGCGCAGTATTGCCAATTGCCTTGCTTGAATTAAATTCATCTTCTCTTGAGTAGAATTTAATTTATCTACCGACGATTTAAAGTTATTTGCCTTGTCGGATAATTCATCAAAAGTCTTTGGATTGGATTTAGATGCTCTTGCAATGTTCACTACAAGACTTGAATAAAGGGTAGTAGTTTCCTTTAATTCCGTTTTCAATTTTCCAAGTTGAGTAAATGCTTTGTCATCTACTACATCGGTAATCTTAAATTCATTCGCCATAACGTACTGATTTGGGTTGCGTGCAACTTTACACGCTATTACAAAGATAATTATTATTTAGAAACGTTCTAAATTGCAAATAGATTAAATGCAAATGATTTTTTATATATACCACACATATTCAATAAATGCACCTTTATATTCAACTCCTTCCGGAACAAAGCCGAATATACCGTCATTCTCATAGAGAACGTAAACCTTTCCCTCCATCATGGCGGCTTTTTTCGCAAGAGACCTCATTCGCCCAATGTCCTCCATCCTCTTCCGGTTTTCACACATACAGCTCATTCCACACCGAACTTTCTGAAATAATTGGCAATGCCTTTTTTCACATATTTCTCGATAAAATGCTTCCTAGCATAAGACCCTACCTTATATATCGCCTGCCCGTACTTGCGCTCTATGTCTCCGCTGAAGCTAATCCCTATGCTTTCTATCCTAAGACCTTTATCAAATGGTACCGCTGTGATAGAATCATGAAAATCACCTCTGATTATCAGATTCGGAGTTTCCGGAGAGCGTCTGGGAATTCCAAGCCACGAAGAGGCATACGGAGGTGTTATCCCCTTTTTCCATATCATATAGCCACGGGCATTCTTATACCAACTACCGGATTCCTTGTTTTTGAAATAAGGGTCATTCAGGTAAGTCGGGCGCAAAGGCTTGTCATTGCCGTTTATACCGGAATACAATTGCTCCGTGATATATACCTGCACCTCTTTTTTCTGGGCAGCCATTATATCACGTATCATGGGCTCAAATCCTGCCACAAGCTCATCAAAGTTTCTCTCAGCCTCTATTATACTAGCCATACCTAATAATAATTTAGGGGCGAATGAACGCCCCTAACAAACATATTACAAAACAGAATCCACATTCCTGCTGCGAGGGGTGGCATCACATATCCTGTCATATATATCAGAAAGCAGACTTTCCCTATTCTCGGCAGTACGGTCAAGGAAAAAGACCTTTTTATGTATATCAACAAACTCCTTCTTTTTCATCTTACGTACAAGCCTTTCATTAAAAGTAACGCCTTCCACTTTCATGACCAGGACTCAATTCCAGTTATACCCACACCCTGCAAAACAGAAGGCTTTGCAAGCTTTACCGTACCCGTAGCAGATATTACCCCGTCAGCATAAGATACACCGGTAGCGTCCGGAAGGGCAGTTTCCGCATTTGTCTGTAACAGAGCTCCGTAATATTCCGTAATGTCAAGCTTGCCAAAATGTTCAACCAGCTTATATTTCCCTGATTCCGCAGATTTCAAGTCCACATATACAAGTCCCTTTAATGCTTCAACCACATCAAAGTCATAGGCTGAAACATCGGCATTTTTGATATACTTCTCGTAATCCTTGAACATCGTGGCAACCGTAAGATTTGCTTCCGTTCCAGAAGAGTCCCAATCCTGGCCTCCGGGATATACACCGGACAATGGTATTCCGGCAAGTTCATCAGTACCATCGTTCATTCCATAGACAATATTGTTCTCGTCCACAAAATAGGCATCGAATGCCACATTCTTTGCAGCCATCAGATTGGCTTTCAAACTGGCATCATAATCCTGCAAAGTCCATACGTCATTTTTAGCTGAATAACTTGTCACCTTCGTCGGTCCATAACCGGTTGCTGACGTTTGAGCCTCTCCACCGGAAGGCGCATATTCCACAATCGTCTTGATAGGGAATATCCGGTCCGGTCTGTCGGCATGACAAGCGGCCTCAATAGCTTCCGCAGTCTTCTCTTTCGGCAATTTATGACCGTGAATGGTCAATATAATGGCCTTTATCTTTCCCGGGTCAAGCACACAAACGGAATTACCCGTATTAAACGTTGCAAGTCCCGGACATTTTCTATAATCTGTTGCCATAGCACTTTGTTTCTTTAAAAGTTAGATTCATTTCTTTAATTTCGATAGCGTCGATAAAATCATGGAAAGGCTTTCCGTCTTCCCCTATCACACCAACACGCCCATACCGGTAGTTTTCTGAATAAGAATGAGGAATTATCCCATTATAATTGCTTTTAATGGAAGAATCCTTCCTTATTTCATCAATGAAAAGTTGATAAATAGGGCGAAGCACCTGCTCAAACGAAGTCTTTTCCCTCTCTTCATTCGTGTAGGTTTTCAGGGTGTTTACCATAATGATAAAATCAAGGGATGCCCTTGTCTCTGCTTCTGTCCTATCCTCCACAAAAGGAGAATACAGACAAACTATAGGGAATTTCAATGGACTGGTTTTGGGCGACTGGTTCCAGACTGTAAGCTGGTTGCTTATGTATGACCAATCTCCAAACAAGTACGAAACATTCTTTCCGTATTTGACGGCAACACGCCTAACCACATCTTCAAAAATCTTGTTTACTGATTTCATATTCCCATAATGTTTATCTTACGTAACATGCAAGGATTAAAGCAAACACCTTTGTATTCTACGGATTGAAGCAGCTCATAGACCCTTTTGTTCATATTCACCATATCATTCCAAGCTCTTATCTGCAACACTATAGGGGAAACTGCATCCTCATCCGAAGAAGTCACCGTCCCTACACTTGTCACACTATAGTTTCCTTCTGATATGTATTTAAAGAACACATAGCACGCTATAGGGCTATACTTCTCTGATAACAATGCATACAGCTTTTCCCATTTTTCAACACTATCTTCACGAGATTCAATATAGGAGACAAATTCACTGCACACATCATCACCAAGAATATTATTCAGATATTCAATCTCATATATATCAATATAAGTGTTTATCCGGTCCTTTTCCGCTTCTCTGGTTACAGAAGGAGCTCCAGTGTCGGGACCTATCCCGACACTCAATAACCCAGTGAAATATGTGCAGTCAATTATCATACAGTCTCTTTCCTTTTACGTTTGGTGAAAAGTTCTTCGCAACCTAATGCCTTGGCGTCATTCAGCAGTTCACTTGATACCTCAATCTTTCCTTCTGCATAAAATCTGCTTGCAAGAGGCATTCCTACTGATACTTTATCGCCGGACTTGTATTGCGTCCCATCCTTTACAAACGTCACTTCGTAACGCTTGGTCAAATTCATTTTATATTCTTTTCCCATAGTCATATTATATTTATCGTTTATCCACCTACACCCGGTTCAGCCGGAGTTATCCCTTCAATTACCGTAGCAAACTTATCTTTCACGAATGCAGTCTTATACTGTGACTTGATGTAACACATCAATCGTTTCTCAGCCAATACGGTAACGATATTCTTACGGAAATCGTCATTTTCCCAACCGACGGACATTGACAATGCCCAAAGGTCACGTATATTCAGATACGAAAAGTCTCCCATAATAAAGTCTCCCTGCTCTACAGCAGTAGTAGTCTCTATACGCAACCCTTGAATCAGTTCATCTCCATATCGGAAAGGACGGAGATACTGGCCGTTTGTGTCCTTGGTCAACTGCATTGCCGCATAATCCAACGGGTTCATCAACACAAGGTTCGGGCGATAAGCCATTTCGCTTGCAGAAACAATCTGTGAATATGAGGCAACGAGGGCATCAAACATGTTTGCTTTCTCTACATTGAAACCTGTCAATGAGAATGCCGGCATGTCTGCGGCTACACCCTTGATTTCTCCGTCAGACCCTTTTCCGTCCAGAATACCTTGCTCCTCCTTGATTCCAAGCTTGTTTATCATTTCGCTTTGAACTTCATTAACGAAGCTGGGGAAATCCGTCAATGTTTCTTCTGTGAATTTTGCGGCAATGGCTATTTTTGCAGCGGTCACAGTCTTTTCTGCCAATGTAGCATCCATAAGAGGCTTAAGTCCTCCTTCCTGAACCCATGCGGCATCACCGTCCTTGCTCACATATTCAGCGTAAATCAGGGAACGGCTATTCGTGCTGGACACGTTTGCATAATTCCTTATGACTGTCTGCGCTCTGGGATTGACCGACAAATTTGGGTCAATTTCAACCCCATAGTGAGGAGCCAAGGTACCGGATGTAATAGTTGCAGCAGTCCCTTTTTTATCCAACACAAGATTGACCTCCAGTTTGTTCCCAGGAGCGGCCTTACATGCCTCTTTGAGGTCAAGGGTTGAAATCCCTTTCTTGTCCGTCGTAATATACCCCTTCAACTGCTCGTAGAGCTGGTCATAAACGGATTTAACCTTTATTTCTCCATTTCCACTGATTTCAGTAGCCGCCTTTACACGTAGAATGGCATTCTCCAACTCATTGACCTTTTCATCAAAAGTCTTTTTGTCAATACCAGGAAATTCCTTGCCCTTGATTTCATTGATAGAATCTGCAGCATCCTTGATGGATTTGCGCAACTCATCCAATTTCACTTCATTCATAAGGAAACCTTTCACTTGCTCCTCGAGAGCAGTTCCCATTTTTTCGTCCATAGTCTCGAAGAATTTTTTGCTTTCTTCAGGCAAACCGGACGTATCCAGAAGCTCCATAAATCCTAATTTCATACCGATTTTAATTTTAACAGTTTATACAATTCTTTTTCCTCACTACCTCCGTCATTGTCGGCTCCCTTTCCTGCAGGTGGAGCATCAAAGGCATGCTCCGGCCTGAAAGAAGCAAGTGACATTGCTTTGGATATTATATTTTGAAAACGTTGTTGCTTGAGAACGCTCATGTTTTTGCATAGCAATGCAATTTCTTCATTGAGGCTCTTATAGACATTGTCGTACTCTTCCATAGATTTAAGGCCAAGATATTCTGTCTCTCCGTTACATCCGATAGATACTACGGAAACTTCATACAGCTTTACTTCGCCTACAAGAAAGTCTGTACCAGTCTCATTGTATCCGCACTTTTCCCAAACATAGCTGTAACCTATAGAAAATTGGTTGAGAGTACCTGATTCCAGTTGTTTGATAGCCCTATCGCCAATATCTATTTCATCTACACGGGCTTCAAAATAAAGCCCTTTTTCGTCTTCGCGGAGTTCAGTAATCTCCCCGATAGGCTCACTCATGTCGTGCATCCATAAGAGCAATATCTTATCGTTGGCACTGCTTTGTGGACCACGTTCCTGTATGCTCTTGGAAAAACACCCTTTCAGCAAAACGTCTCCAACCTTATCCCTATTACCAAACACTGCAGCATATCCGCTGATTGTACGGCTTTCAGAATCATATTGGGCTTCCTTTGAATTGATGGAGAACACCTTATGTTGCATTCCCATCCTGCCTTTGTATTTATTAATCTCCGTTCCCATATTCATTTTCATTAACTATTGTTTTCTCCATTCGGTACAGCAGAAGGACTTGAAAATTCTCCTTTCGGGTTTTCTGGGTCAATTTCTATATATCTAGCCACTTCAATACGCGCCTCGTCATGAGTAATCAAGGACTTTTCAAGCAACCTCTGTAATGCGTCGGCAACCTTGACAAGAGTATTGGCTTCCGTCTCCTTGTTGTTCTGAAGACATTCGACATCCGTAAAGTCTATCTTTATGAATACACCCTCGGGGCATATCGCTCCCGTAAGACATCTAGCTATCTTTATGCTGTCGGGAATTATCACATCCTGGTATGCCTTCTTACCGGCACTTTCCAGATTGTCGTATTTGGCATCTGTAAATAGGTTGGCGTTGATTCCCATGGCATTGGCTATCTTATCTGTACACCGCTTGTCCTCTTCGTGAAGCTTCAACTGGTCGGCGTTGAAATCAAGAGGAAGCCATCCGAGCTTATGGCGGGTGACCAATATCGGATATTCCTTGTTTACAAGACCGTAGTCCCTCTTGAACCTATCCTTTATGTCCTTCTCGTCCTCTGAAGTAAGAGCCATATTGCCCATCTGGTCTGTATAGTCATTATACAATACCCCTTTTGGCCCCCCGTTGACCAGAAGCGTATGGCTTGCCGACATGGAAGCCACCCAATTGGATATAGGTTGGGATAAGCTGTCTGAGACGGAATCGAATAAGATATCAGATATTCCATCGGATATACGAATATTACTGTCATATATGATAAGATATTCGTAATCCTCTAATTTCAGACGTTTCCCTCCCCAATCAATATAAACCTCTGAAACAATTTCCGAAAGTTCAAACTGCCGGAATACCTTTCCGGTACCGACAATATGGAACAGTTCAGGAGGAACAATCCACATAGCCTTTGGCACACTTCCCTTTCCGGTTCTTACAAGGACTATAGGACAATACCCGAACACCTTAAGGCAGATTTCTATCTGCTTTACAAATGAGGAGAATGTTTGTAATGGATTAGGGGTATCCAATATATTGCGGATGTCAGCATAGGACCTTTTCTCATTGCCATTCTTATCCACCACATAAGGAACGCCTCTTGACATCATGGAACCTATCTTGTCCACTACAGTGAAGAATGGCGTACAAGCAGAAAGCGCCTCTGCTTTTTCCTTGTCTTTGGTCATGTCATAATAGGCCTTCCATTTGGTACGATGGCCGAACAAGTCTGAAAGGAACCGGTAATTTCCTTCAGCATCCCTTTCCACGCGGTTTACATTCTCTCGCATTGGAATTGCTTTTCTTTCCTTTGGCTTCCAGAATTGATTAAATATGCCCATATACAAAGCAGGAGTGACAGCACATAAATGCGGCCACTCCCATATATATTAGTGATTTAGTCCTATGATACGGTTGCGTACAACTTCATACGCTTGTAAGTGACCCTACGGATGCAAATATACATATTATTTAGAATTATTCCAAATAATATTCCAAATAAAATATAAAAAAGGCTTCAAGGTTAATTAATATTCTTCACTATCCGCATTACTGGCAATGAATACTCCATTTTTAATACCTTTCAAATATTATACAAAAAAATCACGGGGGTAATACAGAAATCAATGTTCTATTTTTAATAATCCCTTCCTTTTTACTCTATCCGCAACACAGCAAAGGACATACATTGACTCATACACGTCCTTGCCGTCATAGTCCATAAGATTCCGCATAAAGCCTTCCATGTCCGCAGAACGTTTAAACTTGAATTTCGCAACCAAAGCCTTGAAAGATTCAATATACGGAAACTTGCTTCCCCTTTCCTGCCTTGCCCACACTTCCCCGATGGAAGCGCGATAATCCCTGACATAATGCAGCATCGTATTGGGAGCCTCGATGTTCACTTCTGAATTCTTTACCACAGCGGAAACATCATCCAATGGCAGAGCATTTCCGATATATGCCTCCGCTATATAAACCGTTCCATCCACAACATACGCTTTCACATAGGCGAATTTCCCGTTTATCATAGGGTGTATCTCCACAATGCTGTTCATCCCGTATATATCTATATCATCATAACTTTCATAATCAAATTCTCCACGCTTCTCAACGCAGCCGGTAAGACAGTCCGCACCGTCATCGTGAGCATTCTTCCCCTTTTTTCTGAAACCGCTTATCTCCGCATAAAACTCAGGGTACAAGGTCTCCCATCCTTCCGGCATGTAAGTAAGGTTCATGACTTCTGCCGCGCGTGTGAATATACGCACTTCCTTGTTTCCCGACTGATGGAACCATCTTATCTCCGTAGTGTTGTTTCCCATTATCCGGGACTGTGATTCCACATTCCGGGCAAATCCCCTGCCGCCATTATTGCTTTCAATGTTGGATATGGTTATATTATCTTTCGCCAACATAGTAGCTACCATAGGCTCTGTCACTTCCATAGAAGCGCTGGTGTAAGCAATATCCAATATAAAGTTCCCTATTTCCGTGTCTATATAGTTTATGGAGCACAGATTATCCTCCCCAGTGTCAGCGGTATCTGTATAGTTCTTGCGTATAGCCCTATTGGTATATGGAATTTCCTTGTATGTTTTAAACTTGCCATACATAAGCCCCTCCATCGGCTTAGGGTTCTGCATGTATTGTGTTTCGAACACGAAAGGATTTATTCTACGAAGGTTATTCAGTTCATTTAATTCATGCTTAAATTTCCAGAGAGGTATCTCTCTTCCATCCTTATCATATTCAATGACCGGCAAAGAAACTACAGTCCACTCTCCCGGTTCGGTCTTCATTAGATAGCCGCACAAATCATTCTCATGAAGACGCTGCATTATAATAATAATAGGCGTATTCCTACTGTTCACACGGTTACGGATGGTAGTTTCAAAACGCTGGTTAACCTTCTCCCTTTTCAAGTCGGAAAGAGCGTCTTCCGGTTTTATAGGGTCATCAATGACCACGGCACCGGCAAATTTCCCAGTAACGGAAATTCCTTCTATTTCGTCTCCTATATCATCAACCTCTCCGGCACCAAATCCGGTTATCTGTCCACCGGTAGATACTGCATATACTCCTCCTCCGGATGTGGTTACCCATTTCTTTTTACTATCGGAACCATCCTTTATCTGGACGTAAGGAAACAATTTGCGGTAGTCCTCGGATTTGACAATATCCCTTATCTCTTCGGAATTGTCATGAGCAAGGTCATCAGAATATGAAAGATGTATGAATTTGGAAGCCGGGTTTATGGCAAGCCCCTCAGATATGAAGTTCTTTACAGCAAGTTCAGTCTTCCCATAACGCGGAGCTATATTGATTATCAGTTTCTTTATCTTTCCAGCAATAACATTGTCAAGCGCATTGCATATTACCTCATGGTGCCTGTTCACAACAAATCTTCTTCCGGTTTTACTCTTGAAAAAGAACCTTGTATAATTGAGTGTACCGGATAGGCAGAATGCCCTGAGATATGTGTTACCATCAATCATAATCCTTTAATAAGTAGTTTGGCTTCCTCCACACTCATGGGTTTGGGAGTATTGACATTTATCTCCGAGGCGGCATCGAACCCAAGCATTTTACAAATTCGTTCAATAGCCTTAATCTTATCGTATAGTTCTATCTTCACATATTCAACGTCCACTATTTCTGGTTCATCTCTTGTACCAATATTCTTTTTAAGAGTCTTAGTTGATATACTTTTTATTGCGGATTTTTCTTTCTTGGAAAGCAGGTCAAATTCCTTGCGTTCAATCCAAGTATTGTGCATATCAGCTATGGTAGAGAATGCGATGCCAGATAATTCTTGCAAAATACGCTCTTTAGTTATGTCAGACTTCTCTTTTTGTTCCTCTTGCAATACCTTAACCCTTGCCGTAACCATGCCGTTGTTCATCAGTTCTATAGCTTTTCTATTGACCGTCTCATCTTTCATGTTCTCACACGAATAAGCACGACGATAGGACTCGGAAGCATTACCGCTTTCAATGTAATAATTGCAGAAGTTTTCTTGCTTAACAGTTAAGGATTTTCCCATGTCTTTTCGTCAGGATTGGTAACGTACAACATCATACGCATTACAAAGTTACAAAAAATATGGTAAATGAAAAAGAGAAACGCTCATTAACGCTTCTCTCTTGCTGATTTCACTAATTATTCGCCAATATGTTCCTTCAACCGATATAACCGATCAATCGCCGGATTGTAGAACGGGTCCGGATAGTGCTGGTTGATGTCGCAGATGTTGGCGTGGACGTACATGGACGTATCGATGATGTGTTCCGATTCGCTTAATGTCACCTCTTTGGGTAATTGGGCTGTTTGTGCCCATTCGATTATTGCCTTGACGGATTCCTCGTCGTATGAGTATTTACTTTCCTGTGCCATGGTTTGGTATTTTTGCGGTAAAGGTAATGATTATACCGAATACTTTTCTCCTCAACTCGTGTAGAATAAGAAAAAAATCGCTATCTTTGTGAAAAAGAAAAAGTTATATGATTTCTGTTACGGGCTTTCTAATTTTACTAATCGTTATATTCGCACTTTTTGCTTTAATTGTATGGTTAGGAGTAAAATGGTGTATAGATAATGACATTACTCCGTTGGGGTGGCATTGGAAGGAGTGATATCTTTCTCTGTATTTCCTTTTAAATCTTTTTCTTCAGGTAAATTATATACAAAGTCATATATCGTGTCAATATCAGGATGTTCTGTCCATTTTATAATTTTCAGATATTCTTTTTTAGTGTCATCTGGCAAATATTTTTCTTTGTCTTCCAAAATAGGTATGAGTGACATGAATTGGCTGATTATTGTATTTAGGGAATGTTTTTGCTTAGATTTTGCCTCCTCTTTTAATCCATCCAGACATCCCATTAATCTACCGTGTCGAGAGCTTACTATGAAATTTCCACTATTTGCATAAGTAAAATATGCCCTTACAGCACAATTCATATCATTGATCTGTTCGTTTAACTCCGATTTTACCAAGGCTATTTCTTTTTCAAAGTTCCTCTTCATTTCTGATATTTCCTTATTCATATTACTTTGTATTCTTTTTTCAAGTACAATGTAATTTACGGCTAAAAATAAAGCAAGCACTGTTACTAGAACAGCCAATACTCCAACCAATGCAGCCATCAAATCAATTTCCATTGGAACTGTCTTAACATAATACATTCCAATAGCACTACCTACGCAGATTATGGCGAAAATTCCACATATTGCAATAGCTAAATTCTTTCTCATAGTATTAATTAAAAAAATGGCGAATCCTCTATAAAGAAGTGTCCCCACCGGCATAGATACCGGAACCCGACTGACTACGGGTTACACTCCTTCATAGAGGATTCATGTTGCTTCTATTGTTTCGGGGACTGCAAATTTAATCAATTCCCGATAAAAAACAATCAATTACCACACGAATAGGATATAAGTTCAAGGGCCTACATCTTTATCTCCAATTCGCTGCCCACCAAATCGAAATACACGTTCTGTAGCTGGTGCAGATATTCAATGGGAATATGGGATAAAGGATATTCGGCACAGTTTATAGATACAAATAGTTTATCGCCATTTGCCCCATCGTCATATAGGTAACGCCCGTATGATAATTCAATACCGCAACAAAAAGTGTCATATTCCTTTGTAAATCCGCTTTTCTGGAGTAATTCTTCTGTCAGTGGGATAGGCTCTACCATAGCAACCGGAACTTCACTGTAGCAAACTCCGTCACCGGCCTTGCATTCCAGATAAAAGGAATTGCGCTTTATGGCTTCCACCTTGCATACTGTTCCGGCAGGAGCCTTTGTATTTACAAACTTAAAATCCTCAGACAGCCTTATATAGTTGCCTAATCTTATCGAGTTTGATTCCATTACAAGTTGATGATAAACAAAATAAAATTCTGGTAATATTCACTTATCTATAATAGTCAATTTACAATTAAGAGCCTCTGTTATCTTAGACAAGATGTCAATGCTGACATTATACTTGCCATTCTCAATCTTGGTGACGTTCTGATAGCTGACTCCGGCAATTTCAGCCAGCGCACGGACCGACAACCCGGCTTCATTTCTTTTTTGAGCAAGTAATGCACCTATCCGTTCACGCTCATTCATTTCCACCCTTCCTTTCTTATATTTTCATCCTCCCACTTGGCATATTCACAGTACCACTGTGCGGCAGGTTTCATAATTTTCTTGATAATCATTTCACGGTCTGCATTCTTATCAAGTGTGGCACTATAGTGTAATGTGGCAACCATTGGCTCTTTAACGCCAAAGCTGTTAACAAAAGCGAAATTGTATATCAAAGTGCCCTCGGTGATAAAGGCGTCATCTCTATCAAGTATCTCTACCACACTTGCAGAACGTATATGCAGTATTACTGTCCGACCAGACAGTATATTATTCTTTTCGTGCTCTGACCCATCCACAAAGGCAAATTCGGGAAGTGTAAGGTTCACAAGTTTCTCCATATTCATCGCCCGTCATGCCGATAGCGCAGCGATAAGGATTTGCAATCGATTATTTTACGCAAACTTCATAAACTGTCTCACCTGTCTCATTGCATACGATAGACACTGTGCCGCCTTTGTAATCGGCGAAAAAACTTTCGTCAGTACCGTTATAGGTATTGATGTAGTCCATGCAATAATCTAACGTTGATGCAAATCCCTTGTTATTAGAATCAGATGAGTCGTTGAAATAAATATCGTAAGTCTTCATAACATTGTTGCAGATTTTATAGTGTTGCCCCCACTTCTTGTTGTTTTTTGATATTGCAAATATAAGCATTTATTTTGATGTGCGCAAATATGCGCACATGTTTTTTGCAAAAAGTTGATATTTAACATTCTATTAAAAATCATTTTGTTTTTATCTTCATTCTCTCATATACTGCCACTTGAGCCCTATCCCTATTCTCTATCTTGAACTGCAACATGGAACGCTCCGGAATGTCTTCCGGCACATACTCATACAGTCGGGAGATGACCTCTTCTTTATTGTCGAATCCAATGTCTTCTATTTCATGCAGCATCTTTCCCCTAAAGAACAAGCTTCCTCGAACAAGATACTTAGGGGATATACGCAATCCGCTATCCTCTGCCTGCTGCTCTCTATGTGATTTTTGGGTGGAAAAGAAAATAAGGTCTATTACCTTTTCATTCAATTCCCATGCTGGAGAAAAATCAATCTTGATATATCCACGTGTTATGTTATGTCCATTACTATGATTCATGGCAAAAGCCACATCGGATATGGACGCACCGCAATCATTCTGCGCAATCGTACCCCAGGTATGCCGGAAGGTGTACACGCAATACTGATTAGGCTTAGATATATTCATATTCTCACATATTTTTTTTATCCCAATATTGACATTAGCACTAAAACTGTCAGAAGTAGTATGCCTCTTGTAGAATGAGAATAAATGCTCATCACCTTCTTCAGCAAGATATTTGTTTATAACGGGTTTCAGAATAGCTGGAACTCTCATCTCCATATAGGCTCCGTCTGTACGTGACTTTTTTGTCTTTGCCCTCTGGTACTTCAATATTCCGTCTTCATAATTTTCCTTTCTCATCTCATACAAATCAACGGTATTTATTCCGGCAAGACATAGTACCATCATGGCTACATCTCGCCCAAGTTCTGGAAGAGAATCCTTCATCTTGCTTTCGGGGAGTGGTGACGAAAAGAAGACCCGGCATTCTTCCGGTGTAATTGCACGTTTTTCCGGCTTATCCGCTGCCGGAATCTTCACTTTCAGCCACGGGTTAGTCTTTATTATAATGATACCTCTGTCATAATCATTATAATCCAATACTGCTTGCTTGAAAATCTGCCTAATACATATAGGATACATTTCCTTTGCCCTCGCAGTTTCAGAAAGCGACTTAATCCATCCGTCTATAAAATTTGTTGTGAATCTAGAGAACATCAGCTTATTGGTTCCAGCATAGCGTTCAAGATGCTGATAAGCCAATTCGTAATTTCTTGCATTCCTCTTTTGTCCACGTCGAGCCATTTCAAACTTATATTTGCGAGCATATTCTGAAAAGCATATATCCTCATCTGCCGTGTCCAGATAGGAGACAATATCATGCACAGTCCAATTCGTAATATCCATCTTATTCAGACGCTCGACAAAATCGGAAATCTTATTGATGCAATACTTTAGCACAAATGTATCCTTTATGTTGCCAGTTGCATCAAGCCCCTTTGAATTAACGAATTTATCCGTTTTTATATACATACTCTTTTTCAGATGTGTGACACGTATATACACTTGATAGAATCCATCTTTACGCTGTTTCTGCACACAAGTTTTAAATGTAGCCAT